CATATCTTCAAGATACTGTACAATTTTTCTAGTGACTCGTTCCATTTTTATATACTATCTCTCTGTTGGCATCTTTTAATTCTTCTACATCAGCTAATAATTTTGATATCTGACCTTCCATAAATTCTATTTTTAATTTGTTACTCATGTTCATTTCAATATTTTGTTGTAGCTTTTCTACTTGTTTATATAGATCTTCGATTAACATGAACTGCTCAGAATCAGCGGGCAATGAACCTAGTTGTCCACGTGGCCATTTAATTCTAAAGTCTGTATTTTCTGTCAGATCTTTTTCCATCAACTCTAATCTTGTGCTGTGCTGGTTAAGACGCTCTACCATGTTGAAATAGCCCATGGTGCCGAGAGCAACGATTATAATTAGAGAGACTACCGTTTTCATCGGCATCTGTACGGCTGCCTCTTCTCCGATATGTAATGGTTTATTAGACACTAGGTCCTCCTAAAATAGCCAGGAGAATAAATAAAATTATTAATATAGCTGTAAATTTATAATTCATCCTGGCTATCTCCATAATTATACTAACCCAATCCAGCTTTTAATTTTTTTCCAAATTCTTTTTAACATATTATCCTCCTCTTTTAAGACTAATAGATCTCCATGAATATGTCCACAATGAGGACATACTTTGTCTACGTTTATAGGTGATATTACAAAACCTAATCCACAATTTTCACACTTCATTTTTTCTTCTCCTCTATTTCATAGAAAAACTTGTCGGTATCTTCTGTACGCCAAGCTCTACTATCTTCTACATTCCATTCAGAAGTCTGCACTTTCCAATCAGGTATATCATCTTTTACAGTAAAAGAAGGGATATCCCAGATACATCTATTGTTTGGCTGTGCTGCATAATTACCATCATCTAGTGCAATTATGTGAGCGCACTTGTGTTCGTGCGGGATCTCTGAATGATCAGTGTCAAGTATATTAGACTCTGGATGAGCGAAGTCAACCGTAAATAAGTATTTACCTGCGTGCCATTTTTTATCTTTTCCGATATACTTACCGGCTTGTCCGTCTAGTATATCCCAACGATGAACAGAAGGATAATAAGAAAAACAATTCCAGAGCTGTAATTCATCAAGTCTTCTTCTGGGCACTCTATCGACTTCAAATCCCTGTTGAATAAACGCGCTAATTGGTAAGCGATAAAATACTGCACCATTTTCCATAATAGCATGAAATAATACAGGGTGACCTGTAAGAGCGCTAAGACCGAAGATAATACAGTCTTCAACTTCTCCATGATGTTTTTTAAGATCATATAAATATTCTCTCCTTATCTGTGCGTATGTCGGGGGTATGTTTGCATTTAAATAAGCCATAATAAATCATTTTATGGATCCCCAATTTGGACCCGCTTCGTAGTCTACTTTATTTGGTATCTTTAAGTCAACTGCGTTTTCCATCACATCTTTTATTTTAGCTGCTTCTTCATCACTACTTACAGATATATCTAATTCATCATGCACCTGTATGTGTGGTGTGATACCTTCTTTATATAATTCTAACATAGCTTTCTTGGTCATGTCAGCTGCTGATCCTTGTATCAATTTATTTAATGCTTTATAAGTAAAAGCTCTACGAGTTGGGTTGTTGTGCCAATAATTTTTTTTAGGATTTCCATCTTTGTCTTTTAATATTTCTCCTTCATCATCTTTTAAATATTCACCCATTTTCTGTAAGTCCTGCATACGTTCTTCATCTTCTGCTGGAATATATTTACCCCAGTCACTACCACGAAGTATTGGTTCGTATTTAGGAAATCTACAACGTCTACCTAATAAAGTTTTAATCTGTCCTTTATTAGCTCCCGCTTTCATAACTTCATTCATTAATTGTTTTACGAATGGAACTCTTGAGTGATATTTATCAAATAATTCCTCTGCTTTAAATTTAGATACACCTAACTCTGCTTGTAGTTTAGCTTTACCCATACCATAGAAAAGACCCAAATTGATCACCTTAGCTTGTGATCGTGGTATTTCAGCCATTTCTGCTACGATTTTGTGAAAGTCGGTCGACGGGTCAGTGTCGTATGAATCTGCAATTGTATTTACTGAAGGTAGTCCATAACGTAATGCATAGTGTGCAACAAGTCTTGGTTCCTGTTGCGAGTAGTCAAAGCAGCCCCACTTGCATCCTTGTTCAGGTATAAACAAACTTCTAATCATTGGACCCAAAACTTTATCTCTTGCAGGTATTTGTTGAAGGTTTGGATTTGAGTATGAAAAACGTCCAGTGATTGTTCCACCATCATCAGATCTAATTTGATTTATCTCTGCATGTATTCTACCTTTGTGTTCGTGTTTTAATATGGTGTCTATAAATGTTGTATTTACTTTATTAATCTTTCTTGCTTCAGCTATCTTTTGTATGATAGGATGAGTATGATTAGAAAGGAAATTTTTAGTAAATGAAGGCTCATCAGATTTTGCTGTACGTTCGTAAGACAGGTTTAGTTTTTGAAAAACTTTTTCAATTGATCTTGCTGCCCATATTTGAACATCTAGTTGTGTTTCTTTTTGAACTTCTTGCAATAATAATTGCTCTTGTCCTATCAATTCCTTACGCAGTTCGTAAGCTCGTTGAGTATCTACGCGAACGCCTAAGAAACGCATATCCACAAGACAAGGAAAAAGATCCGTTTCTAGATTAAAAATATCTTGAAGATCATTTTCAATAATTAATTTTTTTACATGTTGCCAAAGTTTAAAGGTTAACTCTGCATCTTTTTCAGCGTAAGCTCCAACTTCATGAGCAGGTAATCTCCACATGTCAGCTTTTGGATCTAGTCCTCTTGACTTAGCGGCTTCGTTTAAGGCTCTTTCATTTTTACCTTCATTTAAAAAATGCCAGGACAAAGTATTTAACGTATACGAAAATCTATTCTCATCTAATAAAGAACATGCAATCATTGTATCCACAACTAAACCATTGATTTTTAAACCTAAATTACGTATCCAACAAACATCATACATAGCATTATGGAATATTTTTGTAGCTGGACACTCAAGAATATCTTTAAACCATTCAAGAGTTTTATCTCTATTCATGTTAGGTCCCTCTTGGTGAGCTATGGGAAAATACCATTTATCATTATATGTTGCTACAGCTATACCCACAACTTCTCCATTATCTATGACTGCACCTGATCCTCTAGATTTTAAATCAGGATCTCTTGTTTCCAAATCAATTGCAATCTCATCGTAAGATCTAAGATCTGGATACTCTGTAGGTTGAACCCATTCTGTTTGTGGTAATATCATTTCTTTTTAATGTCTCTTAATTTTTTTATTTCTAAATCACAATAATGCTTAATCTTTTCTAGATCTTCTATGCCATTTTTATTCAAATACCTGCAAACATATTTCACAACATTTCCTTGGAAGAATGAAAGATCATTCTTTGATATAAATTCATATGGTTGAATCACAAATGATCGGTAGTGAGATCCTCCAATTTGTTTATCTTGCGGAAACGCATCATCAAATATATCTTTACTTGTCATAGTTCATACTCCTTTAATTTCTTTTTTGCTTTTAATTTATATAAATTATTTCTTGCTCTCGTGATCCCAACATACCACACTCTATGCTCTTCATCTTGTTTGTCAATACTTGATTTAATTCCTTGCTGAACAGTACGACCTTGATGTAAAGATAAAATTACATTGTCTTCTTCACCACCCTTTATTGCATGAATAGTTGATAACCATATTCTTGCTTTCTCTTTTAAATTTTCTTTTGATGCAATTAAATTTCTTAAATATAAAATTTCTTTTTGATCTGCAGAAAACTTATCATACCATGGAACTTTAACATCCCAGTTACCTGTAGGCATATACTCTTTCACTGCACTTATTTCTTTTTCATCTAAAATTTCACCCATTGTCCATTTAGTATATGCAACTGCAGCCTCATACATACCTACTTTAAAACTTTTACCCTTATTACTTTGATAATAAAAATTTTTACGTTTTAAATCTTTCATAATATCTAATAGATTACTTTTAGTTCTTGTAAGAATAAGCCACTTACCTTGTGTAAGATCTACTTGATTTAAATCAGCAATGTGTTGACACTCGCCTTCATAATCTCTAGCTAAATAGTGTTTATGTTTCCTGATGCCTGCTATACGACTCACAGCTATTGCAGACTGTTCCTGCACAGCTTTCGATACACGTCTTGATCTTCTTAATACTTTCTCTTTTCCAGGTTCTTTAATAAATCTTTTTACATCAGCTCCAGCCCACGCATAGATAGCTTGATCATCATCACCAGCTAAATAAATTTGTTCACAATGATATTTTAATTTATCATATAGTTTCCATTGCAATGGTGATAAGTCTTGCGCTTCATCAATAAATATAGCTTTGAATATTGGTATCTTATCAAAGTTTAAAACAGATTTTACAATATCATTAAAGTCAAAAAGATTATTTTTCTCTTTGTAGATTTGTAAATTTTGATAAATGTGATTTAACGTGTCAAAGTCATTAACTTGTTTTTTATCATGTTCGTTTAAATCAAACTCTTGTCTAATAGTTATGTCTTTGTTTATTGATCTTTGTATCATTTGAAAATATGGGTTATTGCAAGTTAAGAAGTGTGTTTCTTCTTCGTTGTATTTGTCAGAAAAAGAAACTCGTACATTTAATTTTTTACCTAAGTCCTCATAGTGATATGGCTGCATAATATCTTCTTCATTTAATCCAAGTAAATGATAGCAAAATGCATGTATTGTTTGAAAATATGGAACTTCTTTTTCAGATACATTAATTCTTTTACGTGCCTCTTCCGCTGCTTTTCT